AATCCAGGCGACTCTTCCAGTTGGAAACAGCGGAGTTCGGGTTGAACCGTGGCGTGTACATTGCTATGCGCTGTGCCTGTTGACGTACCCAGCAAAGTTGATTCGATCATTGGTTGCTGCGTAGGCCGTTACAGCTTTAGGGAATGACGCTTTTCCTTCAAGGATCAACCCAGGAGCCACCAAATACAGTCCAGCTTCAGCGGGAACAGTAAAAGTACTGTTGGTCGCCCCAGATCCAGCTATACCCCAACCTAGGTCAAATTCAAAATCTGAGGTGTAAATGTTGCATGCCCAAATCCAAATCTCATCAATATCGTCAGGATCAGTGGAGGCACTATGAAGGTTTGTGTGAAGACCTCCTACAGCTTGAATCATTTTGCCATCGGTGCTTGATGACAGCGCAATTTTTGTTATAGCCATAATCTGTTCCTATACCGTTATGTGGTTGACGTAACCAGTGAGGCTGATAGCCGTACCTGCTGACGCTTTAACTTGTACTTCTAAAGCTGTTGACGCATTTCCTTGAAGGATCAACCCAGGAATGACTAGCGTGTATCCAGTCTTACTTGGGATCGTCAACTGGATTCTGTTGTCATCCAACGTGTCTGGGTTAGCGCCCCACCCAACGTGTAAAACAGCGTCTGACGCAGAAGCGTTAGTCGCATAAATCCAAATCTCGTCATACGAAGTAGCCACCGATGGAGCCGTATGTACCGTGGTCACAGACGTTGTGACCTCATACGCCATTCCCTCAGTACTGCCCGAGAGCAAGCCTTTCGTGAATGTTGCCATTAGCTAAACACCTGCACTTCAATAATCGAGGTTGATGGAGCAGCAGCCACCGCAGCCGTAACGAAAGCAGTAGTGCTCAGTTGCGTAGTGTTCGTAGCGGGAGCCGCAGTAGGTCCAAGAGGCGTACCCGTAAGAGTCGGAGAAGCCAAAGGAGCATAAGTACTACTTGCCGTACTGGTCGTTAAATAATCACCAAGTTCGGTCATCACAAACGCAGTCGTCGCCAACTGCGTAGTACTCGTATCCGCTGCCGCAGTAGGCGCAGCAGGAACCCCCGTAAACGTCGGTGACGCCAACGGTGCCGTACCAGACGGCAGCGACGAATACCCCAAAGAGGTCCACGCCGTAGCCCCGTCACCAATCTTATAAAAATCGGTGTCGGTTTCGATACAAAACTCTCCCGAAGCGGGAGTCGGATCGTTCGATGTCCAGTTCGCAGCGGTATCCCTCCGCAGTTGAATAATTATTGCCATTACTGTGCTCCTGAGTTCCCGCCATCGACTGGCCCAGCGATGGTGTATACCGAGTTACTTAAACCGCCATCAATGTTGGCAAGAGAAGGCCCTACAGGCCCAACTATGCCCCCATACGGCAAACTGACGTACGCTGTCGTACCGTCACCTATTTTGAACTTGTCCGTGTCAAGCTCCAAAGCGAACTCGCCCTGAGCCAGCGTCGGATCTGCGGCAGTCCACGCTGAGGCTGTGCCTCGTCTGAACTGAATCTGCAACGGCATTTATGGCCCTCCTGCATCAACAGGGGAAACTCCCCCATAAGTGCTGGCAGGCGCACCGCCGTCCAGCAAACCATTTCCTAAACCATCAGGCCCAATCGGGCCGTCAGGCCCATTTGGCCCATTCGGACCTGTCGGACCTGTCGGACCTGGGGGTCCACCTGGGTCCCCTGTCGGACCTGTAGGTCCTGTCGGGCCTGTTCCGCCTGTTGGTCCTGTTCCACCTGTTGGACCATCGGGTCCGTCAGGTCCATCGGGACCTGTCGAGCCACCTGGACCTGTCGGGCCATCGGGGCCGAAAGGCCCATCGGGACCGTCGGGTCCCGTTGGCCCCGTCGAACCTTGCGGACCGATCAGGGAAATACCCACAGGCCAAGATCCACCAGCTTTCGGTCCAAAGAAATAGTTGTTGGATACGTTCAAGTAGAAGTCCCCGTCAACACCCAGACCGCTTGCTGGAGTACCCACCCCGTTCAGAATCGTGTATCCAGTAGGGCCAGAAGGTCCTGTTGGTCCAGTGGGGCCAGAGGCTCCAGCGGGCCCAGGGCCACCAGCACTACCTGGGGCTGAAATGGTTTGCCAGTATGTGCTACCAGATGCGGGGGTTTGGTTAGAGTGTGCTGTTCTTGCGACGTAGGAACCGTCGCCGTATTCAACAACGTCCCCAACAGAGTACGAGGTGCCAGAGGACCACGCTCCCTGGTAACGGAAACCGTCAGCATAGGAAATGAGGTTTTGGCCTCTGCCTACATCGTTGACGTACGTCGTTCCTGTAGGCATTATTCAAGCGCCCCTAACCGATTGTCGATGTCTTGCACTGCTTTGACAAGCATCGCGATCATCGACTTTTCTCGGTACACAATCGGGTCACCGAACTGGTCATACATAGCGGCGTCAGGTGCAGCTTCATGCACCTCTTCGGCAATAAATCCTGGCTCTGGAGTCTGTGTCTCGTAATCCAAACCAGAGTTTGTTGCTACTTCTTCGTTCCAACGGAATGTGCGTGGCTTCAAAGCTCGCAGCTTTGTCCATGTATCCCCAGTGTCGAGATCTTCTACATCTTCTTTGAAACGTATCGAGGAAGATGTGATTCCCAGTTGTTGAGAAGTAACTGAATCTACGGTACCTGTAGCGATGACTGCGTTTGTGCCAGCCAACGTCGGGAAGCCAGCATAAGAGGAAACTCCAGCCGTAGGAGTAATAACCGTTCGCATATCGAAGTAGTTTCCTGAACGCATAAACCTGACGAGATGCACATTGTCTTTAGCTATTGCAAGACCAGCGTTACCAAGTCCGTCCAGATCGTCTTTCCACTCGATGTAATCATCGCCCACATAGTAGTCATTACCCAAGTAGATGCGTGCGTAGTCGTAACGGGTTTGGACTCGAAGCTCGCCCCCAATATCGACGTTCGCTCGAACATTCAACCATTGACAGTTGATGCGGGTACCTTTACCAAGTCCATAATCGGTAGAAGTTCCTGGGTCGCTTTCGTTGTAGCTCGTGTACCCAATAATGTCTCCACGGATAGCCATTGAGCCGTCAATGACTAGACGGTATTTGGCCTCTGGGCGACCTTCGGACGCCCCCACATAACCTTCGCCTGCACGTTTCGAGTAGACCGAATACTTGTGCTTCTCCGACAGATAGGTCCCTGCATCTGCCCCACCAACAATGTCAGAGCCGTAAGAAAGCTGATGGGTATTGTCCCCAGGTCCAGCACTTGTAAAGTTTGCTCGGTAATCGTTGTCGAATAGGAAGTTTCCAGCGATCTCACCTGTAATGCCTGTTCCTGTGGCGAGTCCAATGACATCATCCATTGTGTCGTCCAAATAGACGGCATCGGAAGTTCCCAAGCTGACCGAACCCGTAGAAGTCAAACTCGCAGTAGAGGTGTACCCCCCAGTAGTCACAACCCCAGTAACCGTTAAGGTTCCGTCAACGGAACCACCAGTACTTTGGAGCACACCAGGGTACGTCGCTGTCTGACCAGGGACACCTTCAACCCAGTTCTTGACGTAATCCCAGTTGGCGTTAGTATCGCTAGCGATAATAGCGTCGCCCGCGACTGCCGCATTTGGTGTCGTAAAAGATGCCATTAACGCAATCTCCTGTGTATATAAGTGAATGCCATAGCGTTTACTTCCCAAGCCTCATCGGCAGTTTCTGGGCCTTCGATCTTTAATTGTATAGCTTTAGCTGTCCCAAGTGTAGGTAGACGCTCGATGTTCGTAACATCGGTATTGGGCTCGCTACTCCATATAGAAGTAAAGTCCTCAGCGTCCACACCCCAAACACCTGTGCCACCTGTGGGACCAGCGGAAGCAGCCCATGTCGCTCCACCCGAAACACTTGCTTGCACACCGAACGGCATCAATTTTTTGAACTGGGCAGTATCGTAATCCGTATACAGTTTGGCTGACAATGCGACTGTAGAATCCGCACTGACCACAATCCGAGGTTTACCCCAGCGTTTCTTAACGATGGGGTTTTTCCCCACCAACCAACTTGTCGTGTATGAAGAATCTATGTGTGAGGTTGTTGCCCCATAAAAATCGCTTTCCCGATCTTGCTCGAAGCTGATTACACGACCGACGTTGCCATAGCAGGCACCCAGAAGATCTTGTTCTCCGTTTGGTGGCGCAAACGTCAACATGGCGTTAGCGTCGATATTAGTCATCGTCCATGCTCCACCATTAGCTAAAGTCGGATCGAATATGAGAACCCGACGATGCGTAACTGGTCCTCCAGTGTCATGCCAGTCAACTGAAACGTATAGACGGTTCTTGAACCATGCAAGCTGGGGAGGGTTATTGAACTGGAGTCTTCCATCGTCAATCGCTGGTTGGAGTCTCTCGAAGATCCAAACAAACTGTTCCCCATTATACATCCAGACACCTTGACGGTCATACCAGAAGAAAACTCCGTAAGGAGTAGAAACTGGTGACGACATGGAAACAGAACCTACGTCTTGACTTAGGGGGACAAGCTGGAAAGTTGCGCTGTCGTGCCCGTAGAGTGCGTGAACGCTATTCGTTTTGAATATCAGCAGACGGTCAGCGAATGGGACAAGGCCAGACAGTTCGTCGCCTCGCTCTCCGACGTTCACATCAACGTAATCGTAGTCGAACCATGTTTCTGGGTCGTCTATCTTCGACCAGCGCACACGATTCTTGTACGCTGTGCCACCCTCGGTAGAGGAAGCAGTCCACGCAAAGTTGTTCCAATGACAGGTGTATTTGGCTATTGGGTAATTTCCTGCTGAACCATTTATGTTTGACGCAAGGTTCGAGGCTGTAGTGCCGTTATAAACAAACGATGAACTTGTGCCTGAAACCCCATAAAACTTTGAATTTGTAGTCTGCCCATACATGCGCTCACCGTTAGTAACAGAAACTCCAGCAAGTGTAGTAAAATCAGCAGTAGCAGACTCGGCAACAGTTGTACCGTAAGAGCAAATAACTCGGGCAGTACCCCCATCAGGGGTGAACTCACCTAAACCAGTTACATTTGAACCTAATGCTGTTGGGTTGCGTTTGTTGACTCCGAGGCGCATCTTGATGCCGCCACGGGGGTCAACATCCACGTTTAGCATTGCGGGACTTTCGGAAGCAGCTAAGTTGAACTGGTCCGAACGTAAATTTAGACCACCATTAAAATTTTCCAGCATCGTAAGTTTGTAACGCTGGGGATGGGTGCGAGAACCTTGGGATTCGGCTTTTGACATTCTCTACTCCCAACTATATCTAAGTCGGTCAGGCATAATACTCTGGCTACGCCAGCGGGAAGCAGAGATAGTATTCAGTACCAACGGTTGAGGGGCAGGCGAATCCAAATAGCGGGCTCTGAGATTGTCTAGTTCTCTGATAAAGATTGAGTAATACTCTGCCGACATCCCTGGATCTTCCTGCTGCTCGTAGGCACGGTTGATCCCGTATGTGGCTATAACCATATGGAATGGCTCTGGAAAATCGCTAGGAGATGTTCCATCTACAGATCCTGCGCCAAATGCTGCAGGATTTTTGTAGCCTCGAACATAAATAGTTTTAGCGCCAGAGGGAGTGGAGTATAGTCTTACGGTTTCCCCCCAGTAAGACCAATACCAAGGATCGCCATTAGCAACAGAATCCAAAGGGTAAACGGTGTCGCCAGCATCTCGTCCGATCATTGTGAGAACATGATCGTCTGTCCGTAGTGCGTGAATCTCGCGTAATCCTAAGGGTACGCTAGCGCCGACCGTAGCTAGCGAATAATCGGAAGTGCTTGCGACTGTTGCAAACGTTGTGCTTGCCTCATACCAGGGCCAACGTTTCTCGCTGTAAACAACTTGATCGTAACCCTCCCCAAGGAAACGGTTCAATACATCGTCTGTGATATCGCTGCTATCAATTTCGACAACGCTTCTGATATAAGAGCGCATTTCCTGTATTTCCACACCTACTCCTTATGAAACGCGCAGAAATTCTCGCCTTCGCCAGGACGAGCTTTACAAGGGTCCCCAGCTTTTGTGGTAGCTAAACAAGCCTGATTGGGGATAACTTCGCCAGCGTAAGCTGGCACTTCGGAAACTTTTCTGCCACCCACATATTCGACGGTCAGCCCTTCGGCTTCGTCTGAGGGTCGCCCGTAAACCCGAGCATTCTTGCTGTATCCAACTTGGAGATTACGTCCCATAGATTCCTTAGACTCTTAGGGGGATGAGAGCGCAATGCTCTCATCCCCCACCAGCCGCTATTAAGCTGTTACACCTTCCAGATACCCTGAACGGGCTCTGTTGCTGCAAGTTAGCTGTCCGTAGCAAAGGATCTGTGAGAACACAGCATCCTGGTTTGTTGGGCGAACAAACGGGGTTGGTTTGAACCAAACATCCGAGTGACGCACAAGCTGAATGTATTTGGTGTTCAACATATAGATCACACCGTCGGCGTTAGATCCGTCAAATGTCCACGGAGCGCCTTTATACATAAGGTTTTGGAAACCTGCATCAGCCATGTCAGTATCCGTGTAACGGATATTGCTGGTGAGCAGAGCTTCATAGTTTTCGTAATCATCTGCTTTAGAGATGATTATGGTGGGTTGGTCATTGCCAACTGACACGGCGTTGTAACGAGTAGCTAGTTTCGCCAAGGTCAAAGACCCTGTAGTCGTTGTAGCTGTCGATACCCAGAAATCGTTACCCGAATCAGTGGGATCAATACCGCCAAGGGTATTTAAGGAACTGACGTTATCGTTTACAATTAAAGCGATTCCGTTCCAGTCCTTTCCACCGTTACCAGAGCCATCAGCGTGGAACATGGTGTTCATGTTCTCGATAATGGATTCCTGCGTTTGGAAGATCTTGCCTTCGAGAAGGTCAATGATCTGTGCTTCGCCGTTGTTTTTGGCTTCTTCTAAACCGTTGATCGTAACAGTAGCTGCATACTGTCCCCAGTTGTACTCAGCAGCAGAAATGCCTGTCTGAGCAGTCGTGGCGATAGCATCAGTACCTGAATACGATGCGGCGGTGTCGTTCGCCCCATAGATAATAGGAACAACGATCTTTGCGCCACCGCTCACAGTTCTCATGGTTTGACCATTGGTCAACGCATAGAACAGCGGACGAGCCGAAAAGATGTTGTCTACTAGCTTAGGAACGTAATTGTTGAGAGTCGTTGAAAGAATCTCATCAAAATTGCTGTTACCAGCCATCTTAAATTACTCCTAAAAGGTTAAGTGCTTAGTTGTTGTTTTGCCCGCTCAAACGCTTCTCGGATGCTCGATGGTGCTGCTTCACCTTTCGACTGTTGGGTTCCCGCTTGGGTTGACCCTCCAGGTGTGATAACAGACGCACTTCGCTTTTTAGAAATGATGTCTTGCTCCTGCTGGAGTTTATCCGCAGTAGCTTTAACATCACCGAACTGCCAATGGGTATAGGCGGCTTCTAGGTTTGCAATGCCATGCTTCACAGCGTGACCTAACAATTCCTTAGCATCGAACTCGCCGTAACTTTCTTGGAGTTTCGTAACCTCACGTTCAACAGACTGCTGACGTTGGTTTGCTTCCTGCTTGTCAATCTTCTTTTCAAGCTCACGCAGTTTTTGTTCAGTTGGATCAAGTTCTTCCCAGTCCTCTTGTTGATTCGGACTGGAAATATCAACCCCAAATGATCGCTGTAGGGCTTGCAAAGTTCCTTCTGGATCTGACTCCAAAGCGGAAACGATTGACTCAGCTTGACGCAAACGATCTCGTTCAGCCGATAATTCTTGCGTTTTGCGGGTGTAATCCGCTTGACGCTGGTATCCATCTCGAAGTTCGTCTAGGGTAACCTGCGATTCTGCCCCGTCCACCTTAACGGTGTACGATTCGCCAGGTTCCTGTGGAACCTCATCTGAAGCCTCTAGAGTGTCCTCATATTGGGATTCTAGTTCAGCTTCTATTTCGTCGGGCACTAGCCCCTCCTAGGAGTCAATAAAGTTACTCCTACTAAGAGTAGCATACTGTCCCACTTAGAGGGACGGAAGCTCCATTCCCATCTGATTTTGGAGTTGGAGAAGTAGTTCAGGCGGAATCCCCCCAGTGGGGGCAAATGCCCCTTCCGCTCCCATCCCCAGGTCTGGGGAAACAGGCGGTACTGGAGGCATCCCGCCTGGGGCAGGACCTTCGGAAGGAATTTGACCTTCTTCCGCGGCAACTTCTGGCCCAGGTTGCTGAACAAGGAATTTTTCGGGATCTTTGATACCGAAACCTTGTTCAAGCACATGAATCGCTAATGCTTGCGGATCTATGACCTCTCCTACGAGAGGACCTATTGCATTCATAAGCGAAACAGCTTGTTGTTTGCGGATTGTGTCGTTCATCGGCTGCGTTGAGCCCGCTTGAACGGAAAAGTCGTATTCTCCTGCAATGTTCTCTCGGTCGAACTCAAAGAAGATATCTTCCCCACCCCGAGCAGTGGTTCTAGCTACAAGTTCCCCCGTCATAAATTGTTGCATCAGCATGATTACATGGCGAGCAACTTCGGAGATAGATATTTCGATAATGGCAAGTTTGTCTGCGGAGCGAGCGTTCTGGGCATCAGCAACGATTGATGCTTCGGTTGCTGTACGCCGTATCTCTGGCATCGCTCCACGAGCGTATTCGGAGATCCCTGAAACCGTGTTTATGTCATCTTCTATTATTTGGGAATAGTTGTAGATCTCTGGGCTTATGGGGATTTGAGGCATCGGTACAACAACGTCTTGGAGGGGTTTGTTCTCGTCCACCACAGGGACGAGGCGACCATCATCATCAGATTCCAATGCTTCGCGACCTTCAGGACCGAATGAACGCTCATGGTAGAGGTATTTGCGTGCATAACGCTTTCTATCGTTCATCAACTGGCTTCGAGTTTTATCGAGTTCCAGTTGAAGAGATTCGATGGACTCTAAATCTCCAATCGGATAGAAGTGGTCTGGGACATCGTAATTTCTTAACATCACGAAAGGCTGTCCGTATGCGTAAGGCATGGGGACAGGATCTACTAAAAACTCTTCCGCACCGTCGGCGTAAATACCGACGGTGTTTTCCAACATATCGTAGAACTCCCAGATTACGGCTTGCTCGCCTACGAATTCGGCCTTTCCTTCATGGTATTCTGGGGTTTCCATGTCCATCACGGTACTGGAAAGGCGTTTACGGACGGAGGGCTTGTATCGTTTATCTTTTTGTGCTTCTTCGAGTGGACGCACGATTCTTTGGGCGATCCATTGGGCGTCACCCATGCAGGTGGCTGTAGGGTCAACGTATATGTCGAAAGGGGAGATCCTTTCAACGAATGGTTGATCTTCGACAATAATCATTGCCGTACCTGCGATATTGGCAATAATGTCTTGGTCGGTAGGTAAGTCCGCAGCCATTTCTGGGTTCTGAATAGCGAAATTATCGGCTTCCAGCATGGCTGAGCCGATCATTTCTTCTCTTTGTTCGTCTGAAATACCTTGTTCTTGCTCAACGAATTTCCAGCCAACCTTCAACCAGCCGTGGCCGACGATAAGGAAGTCTTTAACTGCGGAACGGAAAGGGGTGCGAAAGTCATGGTGTCGCCACATGTAGTTGGCGACACCTTCCACTACTGCTGCTCTTGCCTTATCTTCTGGATCAGTGGCTTGGACAACGATTTTAGGATAATTGACTGCCACAGATGGGGCGATTACGTTGACAGTTGAGAACGCTAAGTTTACAGCGATTAGATCTCGTTTGGCTGTGGTGGTGCTAGGCCAGTGCTTGCCCCTGTAAAGATCAATAAGTCTGCGCCAAGTTCTCTCATACTGTTCTTGCTCACGCCATGAATGACATTTTTCTGTCTTATCAATATAGTCGGAAAGAATCTCTTGACGCGATTTCTTGGGCATTAGAACTGGGCTTTCTCAGGGAGCTTCTCGATGTTTCGTCCTGAAGCTGTAGCCTCAGCGTACACCTTGGCTTCCCGTTCACGCCTAGTAAGCCCCTGTTCATCAGGGGCCAACGTGGCTTGGTAGCCTCGGCCTGTCGATACTGTGATTGACTTTAGGCGCAAACGACGTTCGTAGAGTTCCCTAAGCTGCGATAAAGGAACGTCCCGCCGTACGAGAACATAATCAGCGAACTCAGCGAACGTGGCCCCGTCTGGAAGGACGGCCACGGCTTAACCAGCGTTATGGCCGCGAAAATCGGGCTGCTTACCAGCAGGCTCAACCTTCCCAGTTGTGCCATGTTGGTTCTTGGGGGTATCACGCGGACCTGTTTGACCGTAACCACCAGTTTGGTTCGCATATTTACCTGCGGCCATACGTTCTTTGGGTGATTGAGGTCCGCCAGGAGTCCAGATCGGGTTAGCAGATACGCTGCTACCCCGCTCCATCTTAGCGTTTTTCCCTTTCGCCCCATCAATGGTTTCAGTACCATTGGTGTGGGAAACAAATTTAGCCATTACAGCCCTTCCTGTGGAACATGCTCCTATTAGGTAGGTTAGTGTGTCCCACGAACAGAATTCAAGCCTATTCTGAGAGGATCATCAGGAGTTGGGCCTGTAATTAGCTTAGCAAACCAGTCGATTGTCCAATAATCGTTGATTTCTGGCGCATATTCAGGTTCGTAAGCATATTTTCGCATCTGATTAGCTAACGCCAACGCCATTACACGGTCATCGTAAGGTGATCCCGACATCGACCCCCTATCGTTACGAACAAACGTTCGTAACTCAGCCAATGTGTTCTTATCTCGGAGTATTAGCTCTTCATTCCTCAAAGCGGAACTCAAATCGTCAATCATCAGAGGTTTCGACGTTCGAGTAGTTTTCCAGCCATACTCTTGGGTGATACGGTTATTGATGTTGTTGAGTTGGCGTTTACGAAACAAATTCGGGTAACCCAAATGGCGTAACTCTGTAATGGTCGTCAAACCATGATTGTTTGACTCCACACAGCACAGAGCACTCCGATACCACAAACCCAACGCCATCACTTCTTCAGCTAAGAGATCTGGGGCAATGTGACCATGCCAAATAGCGGCCTGCTCACCAGTCCCCACATCCAAGACTTGAATTACGGAATAATCGCCATGACCCAACCCCTCAGCAGTATCAACACCCATCACATAGGCCGACATATCTTCAGGCCGTTTCCACACTTCGACACTCATCGGTCAGCCCTAAACTCCACAGATCTACCCTGCAACTGCATGTAACCTGTTTCGCCCCTAATCACATTTCGTTCCATAGCTTGAAGAATATCAAGATCAAACACAGGGTTACCTGACTTGACGAACGCCTCTTCAGGCGTCGTCGGGTATTCCTGTGCAAGCTGCCACGGCAGCATCGACTCAACCTTCTCCTGATACCAGGAATCCCCACGGTCCTCTGTAGCTGACCACGGATAGAACATGGATTCAAACTTGTTAGAGCCCGTAGTCGAACCCACCCACAAGTGATGAAAAAAGTTTCCCGAACCATTCGCCGTACTCAAACCAATGATACGGCCCCCAACGTCAGCCACAGGTTCAATAGAAGCCCACGCCTCCTCAGGATTCGGCAAGAACGCCCACTCGTCAACCACGATAAGTGTGGCCGACTCGCCACGGGCAGGATCTGAAGCTGAAGGCATCGACGTAATCTGAGATCCATTATCGAAACCCATCTTCTGCTGATGCTCCACCAAAGACTTAGGTCCACGCTCCATCAGCCACTTAGGCAAATGATTGAAACCATACTTACTTTTCTTCAGCAACAACACAGACTCTCTCTCCGTTCGAGAAAGATCAATAATGTTCTGGTCGGCGTGAAAAAACGCCAACCAGAACTGATGGGCAGCAACCAAAGTCGTCCACCCAATCTGACGGGCCTTCAAAGTTAGCGAATACCTATTTCTTTCCCAGTGCGTGACAGCTTCCGCTTGAGCTTGACGTAAAGAAAAAAGAATACGACCGTGAGCAGGGTGAGCAATGTGCCAATAGTTCTGTAAAAAATATTTCTCATCGCGAACACATTTCCTCCATTCAGCTTCCTGACGAAGCTCTGCTATCCTAGACATTATGCTCACCAATCATTACTGGTACATCCCAGAGGCTTTAACCCTACAGCAATGCGACGACCTTGACCAGGCTGCGAAGCAGAATGAACAAGTCGAAGGGTTCCACTTCGGGCACGAAGAAGGACACCGAAAATCGCAGATCTCATGGATCTATGAAACCTTCTGTACCGAGATGCTGGGCGCTTGGATACGGCAAGCCAACAAAGAAGCAGGCTGGCACTTTGATTTAGAGTTACCAGAAGCCGTTCAATACACCAGGTACTCCGTTGGCGACCATTACAACTGGCATATCGACGGAAACCAAGACCAGCACGCTGCCCGCAAACTCGTTGTCCAGGTAGCACCACCGATTCCTTTGAACGTGACACCATTCCCCAAATTTCAGGGAACTGTCCGAAAACTTTCAGCAACAGTCAACCTTTCAGATCCCAAAGATTACACGGGAGGGGAACTTCAACTCCGATTCTACGACCAGCTTCACATATTCAACGACGCCCCCAGAGGATCTATTGTTGTATTCCCCAGCTTCATGGAACATCGCATAACCCCTATCGAATCAGGTAAACGTCACGCAGCAGTCATGTGGTACAACGGATATCCACTTCGCTAACAATCCAAATCTTTCCGCAACTGCTCCCACACAGACCACTGCGCCTCAGTCCATGTATGATCCATAGCGCTATACAACTGCGAACACTGCGACCCCCAACCATCAACAGGGGAATCAACCACAGGCTCATTCACCCCAAACGGCCACCACATAAGCAGCGCACCAATCGCTGCCGCTAACGCTACACCAGCCGCAGTAATAGCCTTAACAATCTTTTTAATAGCCTCAGACCAGATATCTGCTTTCTCGGCCACATCCTCAATGGACATAAATCCCCCTATCGCAAACGAGCCTTACCACCAGCCCCCTGCCTACCACGATTCTTTTTTGTAACCTCAGGCCTCAAACTCCCATCTTTACCATGAGACATATCCTTACCACGCACATCCACGCCCCGAGCCTTCGCTCGGCGGCGTGCGGTACTCAACTCAGAACGTTTCTTCCTCTGAGCAGGCTGCTTACCAAACTTCGTATCATAAGCAGACTTCTTACGACGAGCCTCAGGATGCGACCGATAATACCGAGCCGACCTACCAGGATTCGACACCCTAGGAGAAGCCATTACTGACAACTCTCACAAACATCGACCTCATCAACAGAACACTCAATAGGTTCATCATCCAAAAACGGGTCACGCAACAAATCAGGACGCTCCCCCATCTCCTCCAACTGCATCCACATCCCATCATCACGCAAATCCTGCGAAGTAGCCCCCAACACCTTCACCGTTTCTTCCTATTAGTAACCTTCTTACCCGTCTTCTGGGCATACGACTTAGCAGCCTTACGGCCCTTAGTCGAATAAGAAAAATGTTTCTTGCCAACCTTAGGCATCATCACCCCTCAACTCGGAAACCAAATCATCCAACTCCGCAGCCAACTCCTCATCAGACAAACCAGACGCATCCCGATCATCCTCAACCAACACACGACGCTTCGGAGTAAACTTATCAATATACTGCAAATACAAAGTAGCAGCCTTCACATCACCCGTAGCCGCCTGCTTATACAAAGCATCAACCACAGCCTGTGTTCGCTCAGGGTGAACATTTAATTCTGCGGCCCTGCGGTCCCACTCACGGATAAAACGAGGATCAGACTTCCACCGACGAACAGTCCGATCATTAAACCCATACTCAGCAGCCCAATCCTTCTGAGTCTCAGGCTCACGATCCTCCGATAACATCCAATCCAAAAAATTGGACCAATCCGAAGGCATAACCTTTTCCCCTGAGTCAGGATCAGTTTGCCATGCCATAATAGACCTCCTACACATAAAGGATAAATGTCCCAAAGTGGGACACCCGCAACTATACAGTAGATGCGGCGGGGGGGAGCCCCCCCCAGGGGGGTACCCCCCCCCCCCCCCCCCAAGTTTGGGGGGGGTACCTATGTGGGGGGGGGGGGGGGGGGTTTGTGGGGGGGGGGGGGCCGTTTTTTTTAAAATAAAAATTTATTTGCCAAAATTGAAAAGTTTTTTTTTTTTTTATTTTGTGTATTG